TCAGGAAGTTCTGCAGTGATGACCTCAAGTCATCCCAGAGATCTGCATCGTTGTTGCGGAAGAGAGCGAATTGAGTGCGATCGTTAAGTTCGCGCTTCAAGTAGATCAGCGTGCGTCGAATGTTGACGTAGCGATCGGAGGCCGACTGGTTGAGAGTACGTGCACCCATGATGCAGATACCCGCGCCCGGAATCTGACGAATGGCGTTGACCGGGTCACTGCTTGAGTTCAGCGAGTCCAAGTCCGTCGACGTCAGGATGCGCTCAGTGGCAACGGGGCCAACGAGAGTGGTGTCGATACCGGCCGGTGCCTTCCATACGCCGACCCGGCTATCGGTCGACAAGTAGCGGCCCATGACTGCACCGCCCGGAGGTAGGTAGCGAACGGTTCCTGCGACAGAAGACAGCGGATCAGGGATGGCAATCCACGGGTAGTAGACGGCCGCGTAAGCAACTGAGTTCAAAGAGTTGGCGTACGTCGTTGCCTGCGCCGGAGGGAGATTTGAAGCGGTGTCAGCGACGACGAAACAGTCGCCTCGACCCGTTGCGTACGTGATTGCGAAGTTCACTTGAGTAGCCGTGCTATTGCCGGGCAGGTTAATGACGAGTGGACCATTGACGGTGTCGAGAGTGTTGAGTGCGCTTTGGTAGTCGGAGGAAGCCGGTGCTACATCCGATCCGCCGGTCAGCGCCGTCGTTGTGGCGACAGGCCAGTCGGTTGAACCAGTTGCCGGTGAATTGCCGTCAGCGGCCGTGATGTAGGAAGACGTCTGGTTGATGATGGTCGGTGCGTAACGGTCCAGAGTGGAGTTCATTTGCAGGTTAAGGAACGACTCCACAACAACACCGTTGTACGTGACATATAGATCGAAGCCAGCACCGCTTACGTTGTCGCTGACCGTGACGGAGAGACCGGCTCCCCACGTTCCTACGCTGTTAGCCGTGATAGTAAGCGTGGTGGGCGGTGGTGCACTTGAGGCGGCCGGGGTTCCGATAGGGGCGCCAGAACTGACAGTTCCGGTCAAGGCAAACGAATACGAAGTGCTGTTCGCAGCAGTGATCGTAAACGTGCCGTTCAGACCACCGGCTGGCATACCACCAGTCGTCGTTGCATCCGCACCAGTGAAGCCTGACTGAGTAACAACGTCACCGACAACAAAAGAGTTAGTTGCGGTAATCGTTGCCGTACCGCCTGTAACAACACGTGCCGTGAAGTTGCTGGCGGTACGCACGGTCGTGCTGCGATCCTTAAGCGCTGCCGAAGCGGAAGTCGCAGTACTGCTGGTAACTCGGACGACGTAGAGGGGACGACCACCGTTGGCGAAGTAGAGGTAGGCAGCGAAGCCCATGTAGTCGGTCGAGGTGTACGTACCAAAAACCCTCTGGTACTCACTCCACGTCTGAACGAGGGTCGGCGTTGCCGGGCCCTTGTTGAGGGGACCAACCAGGCATCCGATGGCCTGATTCTCAGACTGGGGCAGCACGGTTTGAGTCAGCAGCGACTCAGTGATGTAAGCGCCGGGGCGCTTGTAGGTAGGCATATCAGTTTCTCCTTGAAACCTTGAGAGTTATGAGGGAGCCGATTTGTATGTCGTAGGTAGACGTGGGTGACAGATTGTGCTGTGGGCTATTCAGTTGTTAGTGCCAAGGCGAGACTGCTGTCTCGACCCAGTTCGTGCCGTCGTAAACAAAGGTGATGGATGCTCGCTGACCAGCAGTGCCAGAAGAGGCAAGGTTGGATGAGCGAAGGAAGATCGCGTTCCACGTTAACGTGCGACCTCCTGTTGCATCCTGCGTAAACAAGATGGTCATCTGAGTTCCTGTCGGAACCGTGGAGGTGCCAGAGCCGGTAGCGGGGACGTTGATCGTCGTGTTTGCGGTAAGGGCACCAAAATTGATGGTCCGACCATCGCGCCAGTTAGGTGTGAAAGACGCATTAAAGGCCGGTGCTAGGTAGCCGCTGATTGCTGTCTGGAGAAGTCCTGTCAAGACTCCGGGGGTTGCAGGTGTCTTATCGGTGTACACGTTGCCGTAGTAGGCGTTCCAGTAGTAACTGGGCTCAGTTACGCGGGTTGCAGCGGTCAAAGCATTCTTGACAAAGACGTTGTTGATTACCGAAAGGCCGCTGCTGTGGTACTGGCCGTTGTTTCCGTCCACGATTACGAGCGTGTAGTAACCGCCACCGCTGAGGTAGTTATTCATGATTGTCAAGGGGCCTGCCCCTGCCGGACCCAGATCCGGGCTCACAAAGATGGCAGAAGATACACCGGTCGCGATTGCGGGCGAAAGGATTGTGTTGTGATTAATCAGAAGGTTAGACACGCCGTTCTGAACTTGGATGCCATCGCAATGCGAAGACGATGCCGTTCCTGCGGCGGAGGCCTGAGCAACGCCCGACGCATTCGTAATTTCGAACCAGTTACTTCCTACGGCAGTGATGGCCGGGCTGGTAGTGAACGAGTTAGCAGCATTCGTGGTACCGGCGATGGCGACCGTGTTTGAGATCACAAAGGGCATAGCCTCGCCGTACACGGTCGGGTTAACGGTGTACCTCCACGTGTTGCCAGTCGTATTGGTGATCGACTGGATGGCTACCGTGTTGTTTCCAAGGTCATGGATGTAACTATCTTGGATAGTCCAGCCGGACCCTGGCTTAATGCCGTCTTCATACCCATAGATGTTGCATCGCAGGACGGTCACCGCTCCGGTGCTGGCGGTAGTAGCGCCAATTGCAACTGCGCCAGTTGTGTTTGTTGCGGGGGCAATCTCGCAGTCTTGGATTGTCACTGATGAGCCGGAGTTCACGCGGACGCCGTAGTTCACGCTGCCGGTGATCTTGCAGTTGGAGATGACGACACCTGTGACGCTTGCCGGGATAACCACTTCACCAGTGATGTTGTAGCCACTGATCGTCGCATTGTTGACGATGTTGAGAGAACCTGCAGCAATCGCCGTCAGAGACGTACTTCCGTATCCGGTCGTCGCGGCGCCGGGGTACGAGGTGATATTCACGGCTTCCAGGGCAGTTGTTCGCAGGCCAAGTGCCGTTTCAGCAGCCGTGGCGCGGGTTACTTCTGCAGCCAGATTCGTCGTCAATGTTGTATCGGCTGATTGCCGGGCTGTGGTTTCAGCCGCAATTGCTGACGTGGCTGCGGCGACGTTTGTCTGCGCCTCGGCGAGAGCAGCAGTCAGCAAGTTGTGGTCAGACACGTGGCCGGTGCTGCCGATCGACTTCGTATTAGGAACAGGAAGGCTCATAAATTAATCCCACTTCTCGCTATGCGTACGTGTCTGCGTAGAGGTCAACATAAGAATCCGTCACTACTGAAGAACTTGATGACTGGGTAAGGCCGACAGCGACGGTGACGATCGGAGTCGTGACCGCGTACTGTGCGCGGTATTCGAGGTTGGCCGGTGTCATCTCGCTGCTGATGCGAACCGTGTACGTGGACACGAACAGACGCTTATCGCCTTCGTCAGACTCGCGGTGGGCCACACCCAGCATGTCCATACGACGGTAGGTACCATCTCCTACGGTCAGGTGACCTGCACGCATCGGCAGGTACGTATTCAAGGCCTGAGACATGATGGACCGTGAGTGGCGCGGGTTACGAGAGTAAAACTGAATCTGATAATCGAGGTTTACTGGAACTGGGTAATCGCCGTAGACGATGTCTCCGATCGGTGTCGGAAGGCCATCGGGAATGATCGACAATGCTGTGCGACCGGCCATCATTCTCTCGGTTGCCTCGTTGATTCCTATGAGAGTGATGACGCCGTAGGGGTACTTCTGGTCGCGCACCTCTCGGTCAGGATGAGAAAACCAGATACCGACAGACTTTCCTGACGTATCAGCGAGATCAAAGACTGTCATGCCGATGAGGTGATCCCTGAGAGCACGTTCCTCGTCGAGGAGAAAGCCATCAGAGGTGTAAGGCTCAGTAGGAAACGTCATAAGGCACGCACCTTGCGAAGTTCCTGAGCGGCAAAGTCCAAAAGCAGGGCACCGCCCTTGGTGCCGATTGTTGCCTCAAAGCGACGAATCAGACCAGCAGGAGGTAGATCCTGTCCGCCATGCTCCAGCAGGTCGACAGTCGGTGCCACCGATGACGGGAAAACAACTTTGAATCGGCCGTCTTTGTATTCAACGCACAGCACGTCCACGATTCCTGCAGGCCACTGAGCCCGTTCGGCTAAAGCCTGGATGCGGTGGGTGAGTTCGGCTGCGGTCTTGTTTATCGCGCTCGCTACGGGTGAGGTGTACTTACTCATACGACATCAACGACTGACGTCAGAAGCAGGCAACCCACAGTAAACCCCTACATTGAGGCGATCCATCCGGCCAAAGCCGCACCAGCAAGGACACCCTTGACTGACACTTCAACAGTAGAAGTTTGAAGTGATTTCGTATGCGTCAACTAGACGTGGTATTTGGCGGGAATGAGCGCGTCAAGAACTGCGCGTGCATTGGTTCCGCCGTAAACGCCGTCTGACCAGTTAGACCCCGCTGGGTAGTCTTGATGCACCCAAACGTTCAAATGCTCAGCCGTAAACTCTCTTACGTCAGAGTTGTAAACTCCGCCTGCTCCGCCACCGACACCGTAGTTTCCGCCAAGACCTGCAGCCCTGACTCCAATAACCGTCGGGTCGGAACTGATTAAGCCACTGTCTAACAGAACCGCATCAACTGTGTGCATGTATTCGTGAAGAAACGTTTTGCCGGGCTGAGCAGTGCCGCCGCCGCCAACAAAAGTATCCCCGCCGACTGTTCCTACCGCACTGACCGGACTCCGGTAGGTAGATGTATTCGTAGGGGTATAGTTGTAAGCCTTGCCGTCCGCTGTAGAAAATGCTCCTGGTATGCGAGCGTTCTGGTTAGTCAACCCGGAGGCTGCTGTACCTCCGCCATTCGGACTAAACCTTGTCCAATATGGTGCGTTGTAGAGTGAAAGGCTCGTGTTGGATGAGTTATACCCTACTTCCATCCAGCCGCCTCTGTCGCGCACATCTCGTCTTAGCACGGAAGGCAACGTATTAAACGCCGTTAAAGTTGAAGATTCTAGTGTTGCGTACGTAGAGGTAATACCTACCGGCATCAAGATGGGCGTGATGGCATCCGTAAACCAATAGTGGGTCAACGTAACTGTGTACACGTCCACGATGACCCAGCCGATTAGATTTCCTAACCACTCGGCTTTAACTATTTTTGCTTGTCCAGCACTGGGGGCCGAAAAGGTAACGCCGCTCTTAAAAGTGACGTTTGATGTGCTAAAAAATTGCGCAGAATAGGGAATTGTGTTCCCCCCTTTGTATCCCGTTATAACAAGGGTCACGTTAAGAGCCTCGGAACCCCTTGTGGGGTAGGGAAAGTAAATATCATCAATTGTGATACCGGAGGTAGGTAAGATAATCGTCTCCACCGCTGATCCGGTGTACGCCCCAGCAAAATCTTGGTAGTACGAATTTGATATGCCGGATTCGGTAGTCGTGTTGTACTGCGGAGCCAACGATACGACGTAAACCCTTTTGTTGCCGCCTGCCGGGGTAGTCCATTGAGCGCCCGTTGCCGGTGATAGTTGACCCAGCCAATTTTTGTGATGACGGTTGAGCATGGGCCTCAAAATGGCAGCATTAGTTTGGCTGCTATCGACACTCAAAGAGGTGTCAACAAACTGTGATGACAGCGTATTCAAAACGGCTTTTTGTGTGCTCAGTGAGTTGACGTCGACATACGCAGCATTAGTCAAGTTTGGCTGGTTGGTAAGTTGGGATACGGTCCCAGGATTGATTTTATATTGTGCCATGTTGACTCCTAATAGGCCGCGAGGGCAAAGCCGCCGAAATTGTTGGTAATGCCGGTCGGGTAGGTGGGCGAGATGATTGTCCAGGTTCCGGTCCCCGTCGACGATGTGAGAATCTTTCCGTCGCTGGTGATAGCCCAGAATGCTGAATTCCAGTAAATGACCTTTAGAACGGCAGTGGTCACGCCAGAGGTTGCTTGCGTCCACGATGATCCGGCGGTATTACTGCTCATGATCAAGCCGTTGGCTCCCACGGCAACGAACTTACTTGCGCCATATGCAACCGAGAGCAAAGGTGACGCAGACGGCAATCCGGCGGGAAGATTGTTATTCGCCACCGTCATCTGAGACCAGTTAAGGCCATCAGTCGAAGTGTAGATGTGTGGGCCGGTCAAGGTTGAAACAATGGATCCACCAACGGCAACAAAACTTGTGGATCCCCACTCGACGGCTATCGCGCCACCGCTCAGAGCGGTCGTGCTTCCCTCTCTGGTTATTGTTGCGGCTGTGTATGGGTTGGCCGTTACCGTGCTTGCGTAAGACGCACTGAACAGTTGCGAACCATTTCGTCCGACGATCACATATCTGCTGTTCGTCGGGGAGTACGCGATGTCGTAGGCGATGGTTCCGTGTGTTGCGACTCCGGTCGCGGAAGTGATCTCGGTAGTCGTTGGGAAGGCAGTGCCCGTAAGACCCTTGATGGCCGTCGATTGCGCCCACAAAAGGTCGCCGTTAACAAGTTTGCCGTTCCATAGAGGGGTGTTAATCGTGGTATCTAGACCACTACCAGTAAATGAACTATTGGACAGCAGCGCTACAGGGTTCAAGAAAATGCTCGTTGTAAATTCGGTCCATGTAACGCCTCCGTCAACCGTGTAGAGGAAAACGCCTGCTCCGAAGTCGTACCCGGCAGCGCGACCGTTAGTCGTGCCATCGAAGACTGCGTTGAAACTCACTGGGTAGTAGGCAAAGGCCGAACTCGGACTGGTCCAATCTGCGGAGGTCAGCGCTCGCGCACTAAAGGACGTGTACGGGGACGCGCTGGTGAGTTTTGCGGTTCCCGTTCCATTTCCGATGTACGCAAAGATGTTCGTCAGCGGTACTGCTGCTGGTGTCCCTGACGTTCCGGTGCTGTACGTGCCCGTTCCAACTGCGTTTGTGGCCGCAACTCGAACGTAGTACGTGGTGCCGTTGGTGAGACCAGAGATGGTCGCCCCTAAACCACTTGCCGTGGTCGAGCCGGTAATACTCGCGAACGTGTTGGAGGTTGACCATTGTACGGAATAGCCCGACACCACTGCTCCGTTGTCAGCCGATGGTGCAGTCCACGTGACGGTGAGGCTTGCGTTTCCACGGACGACTGACGGGGCTGCCGGTGCGGATGGCACGGCTGCCGTCGGAGTAACGGAAACGACACTCGAAGGAATTGATCTACCGGCACTGTTAACTGCCGAAACCCTAAAGGACGTCGAAACTCCGTAGGTAAGGGTAAAGCCCGTGCCCGCGTTTGCAACATACGGAGACCCGGAAGTGGCTGCAATTGTCGAACCAGTGAGGACACCGGCCCATGTGGTCCCGCCATCTGTGGAGTATTCGACAAAGTAGTTTGTAATCGTTGTGTTTCCGAGATTGCTGGGCGCCGTCCAGTAGAGGGATGCAGATCGTTGACCGGGGGTAACGTTCAGTCCTGTCGGTGCGTTCGTCACTGTGACAGGTAGTGGAGTCCCAGTTATGGACGCGACGGCGCCGCCCGCGTTAGCGGTGAAAGCCTCAATCGTGTAGAGGTGGGCAGAGGACAGGCCTGTAAAGGTGTAGGACGTTTGAGTCGTACTCGATATGGTTACCGATCGTGAGTACAACAAATCTTCAGTCCAAATGTTTAAAACAAATCCACCGTACGTGGTGCTTCCGAGATCGGTAGGAATGGTCCACGTGACAGTCAGCGAGTTACCTCCGGGCGTTACGGATGTAAATCCTGGGAATACCAACTGAGCATCCGTTGGTATTCGATACGAGCCCGGATAGTTTGCGGCGATACCCGCTCCAGGGTTGTAGTTCGCATACTTCAATGTGTAACCACTGGTGTTGTAGCCGACAGCGCCAGTCCCGATCCCATTTGTTGCTGAAACGCCCACCGCATAGTATGTCAACGCTTGCCCCGGTACGGCTGTCACAGAGTTACTGAGTCCCGTAAACGTCGCTGAACGAGTCAGAGCCGAAACGGTCTGTGTGGCTACAGGAGTTGTGATTAAGTTTCCGTAGGTACTGTTGTATGCGTATAGGCCCACGGTGTACCCAGTTACAGAACTGTTTCCGTCGTAAGCGCTATCCCACGCCACCGAGACAGAGGTTCTTGTTGTCGATGTAACGTACGCCCCTGTAATAGTCGGGGTGGTTGCTGTCCCGTCTTCATACGTCAGAAGACCGAGCGGGGACACCCAAAAGTATTGGCTTACTGAAGCCGCGTTTGCGAGTGCTGCTGCAGCAGAAGCGGTGCTGGCTTTGAACACAACAAGGGCGCCGTTAATTGCAGTTGCAGAGGCGCCCTGCGCTCCGGTCAGTCCTTGAGGAATCTGGAAGTTCAGAACGGGTGCCGAAGTAGTTCCAGAGATTGTGACTGCGGCGTTGGACCCTGCAGCGCCCGTGCTTACGGATCCAATAGACAACGCAGGCGTAGCACCTGCTGCACCTGCTGCACCTGCAGGGCCCGTAGCGCCTGCTGCACCCGCAGGTCCTGTAAGTCCGGTCGCTCCGGTGGGTCCTGTAGGTCCGGTCGCTCCGGTGGGTCCCGCAGGAATCACAAAGTTGAGGATTGCGTTACTAGAAGATCCCGTATTGGTGACAGATGCTGATGTGCCAGCAGCACCGGTCGTCGTCGTCCCAACGGTGACGGTAGCGGCCGCTCCTGTAGCACCGGTACTTCCGGTTCCTGATGTCGTTCCCGTGAGAGGAACCGTGTACCTAGCCATGAGGCTGTCAAACTCCTAAGGCGTTGGTGAATTGGCTACTAGATCAAGTGTTCTTGCATCGCCTTGTTTTGTCTCCGTGTACCGACGCCTGAATTGTCAGTGAGTCAGAATGTAAGTAACGCTGTCGGTGACCGCTACCGAATCCGTCGTACTTTGGTAGAACGAGTAGCCCGGTTTGCCGTCTTCAACATCTAGAAGCCAATTGCCATAAACGTCTTTGTGTAACCAGACCCACTTAGTGGCCGTGGTTACCGGCGTCGTATCTTGCAGGAAGAATGAAACACCCTCGTTGGCTACTACGGTTCCGCCAACTCCATCTTCGATATCGAGAATCCAGTTTCCTGAAGCATCTCGATGAAGCCACGCCCACTTGGATGACGTCGTCACGGGGGACGTGTCCTGAACAAATACAGGAATGCCACCGCCGACGGACGCCGTGAACGCCTGCACCAAAGACACAACTGGATCGGTCGGCTGGTAGGCCGTAACGAAGGCCGATGTGTTCTGGCTTCCTTGCTGTCCTTGGATTCGGGCCATCATTAACTCACAAACGCAGAGAACTGGGGATCATTGACAAGTTCTTCGGGGTTGACCTGATCGGCTTGAATCGTGATGACGGTCAACATCGAGTGCACATGGCCCTTCGGGTAGATAAGGGTCGGCTTAAAAACTTCATTCCTGTAGACCAGACGATCCTTGAGATGAATGTCCGGCCCTACAGAGAATCCTGGGATCGCCTGATCCATCTTGTCTACAGCCACAACAAGGCGCAGATTATCTGAGGTATAGAAGCCTCGGTCGTTATCAAGGAACTGACCCTGGATGATGGACGCTCCGACGACGGGAATCATAACCGGTGTCTTGAAGCGTCGACCTGTTGTTACGGCAGACCCCACGTCGTAGATGTCGTCGACCACCGTGGAGGCAGCATCGTAGATGTACCACAGGACTTCCTGACCAACAGGCGCCTGAAGGTCTTCGGCCATGCCTTCGTAGATAGAAAAGACCTCGAAGTGTGTGTCGAACCTACCCTGAGGATCCTTGCCTCTCATCCGTGACTCCTATTGATTGGGGCGCCCCAAGATCCATGAGGTCGGTTAATGAGATAAGCATAGGTTGTGTCGGTGACACCTGACTGGTCTGTCACGGCTCCAGTCTTCGTATGTGACAGGACAGTTGTGACCTTGTCGTACATCGTCGTGCGGTCTGAAAGGCTGACGCCCTTGATCAGGTTTGCCGTGGCTGCATCCGTTAGACCGCCAGCATCAGTGATGGCTGTAGCCCGAGCAAGGGAGGTTACGTAGGTGTCGGATACACCCGCGTCGTCAGTTGCCTGCGCACCGTTGATGATCGTTGACGATGCCGCATCCGTAACGCCAGCCGAGTCAGTGACTGACGTCGTCGAAACGAAAGCAAACGACACACCCGGCAGCGTCGTATCAAAGTACGAGCCAACAGTTGCTGACTTCTCAATGAGAAGACCATCGAAATCAATGGTGTCACCGGACTGCCAAAAGACAGAGCCGCTAGCACTGTTAGTCCAGAGGTTGCCGATGACGCCTGTCGTTCCTGCGGCCGCTACGCCTGTGGCGTTTATCTGGGTCCATACTCCTGCAGGACATGTGACAGCGACGGACGTTCCAGAGTTTCCGCCTCCGGTGAAGTCGAGGCCAAACTTGAAGACGTTCGTGCGCGACGGTCGAACCCACACAGACGCCGTAACAGTGTCGCCCGCAGACACCGTGCCCGAAGAGCCGATCTGCATACCGTGGTTCGACGTCGTCGTCTGTGACGCGGTAATCGATGCGCGAATGACTTGTGATCCGTACAGCGGTGAGGTCGCATTTTGGGCGACAGTTGCTGTGTCCCCCGAAGACTGAGCCTGCCACGTCCACCCAGTCGTATTGGTCTCACCTGAGGGGTTGGGGGCCAAGTTAGTGCGGTAATCAAAGACGCCCGCGAGATCGGTGACCGTAACTGACAGCGTTTGACCAAAGACTGGCGAGGCTACAGGGCGGCGAACAAACGGCTTCGGTCGTGGGGTACGAAGTCGCGTGGATGGAGGTACGAAAGACTTCGCGCTAATGACGGGAAGCGAAACCCTCAGCGATCGGGGCTTAGCCGGAACTGCTGACCGTTTGATCTTTGCCTGCGGCACAAACGTTGGCGCTACAACAAGAGCCTGGGGAACCGGAGTCGCAACCCTGAGGGATCGCGGCTTAAAGGGCGAGGTTACGCGCTTGGTCTTAACTTGAGGAACATTGACCGTCTGCAGTCCCGCAAGGAATGGCTGAGCCACACGCATTGAACGTGGCTTGAAGGGGCTCGTTACCCTCTTGGCCTTATTGAATGGAACGTACGTTGGCGCTACAGAGGCAGTCGTTGTCGGTACTGGACTGAATACCCGTAGTGAACGTGCCTTCAGGGGCGCAGCACTTCGCTTGGTGCGACTTTGTGGAACAAAAGTAGGCGCTGTTACAACGACCTGGGTCTGGACGGGCGCCGATACACGCATCCTTGTAGGCGAAGGCTTTGGACGGACATACCGTAGACGGTTCGGAACGGGAACGTATGTCGGTGCCGGGATTACGGGGATCGCTACGCTGATCCGTCGCGTGGTCCTTGGTGGAGTAGTCCTGATGCGGGTGTTCTGAGGAATGAACGTTGGGGCGACAACAGTGGCTGTGGCCGTTACCGGTGTACTTGTGCGAAGAGACCGGGGCTTGAACGGGAGCGCCTTACGAGAGACCTTTGCCTGTGGTATGAACGTCGCACTTGCAACTGTGGCAGCGTAGGGGATGCTTACAGCAGTTCCCCAAATTGAGGTGGCCAGTGTGACTGCGGTTACGGTATGGGTTCCTGGCGTTTGATTGGACACATAAGAGAGCCACGTGTCCAGTGCAATGGCTGCGCCAACTGAAACACTTTCAAAGATGCTTGTTGTACCGGACGGGGTGCCACTCAGAGTGCCTGCAGCGGTTCCGCCTGCCCAGGATGCAACGTTAAGGACAAGCAAGTCACCTGTTGATCCCTGCGCCGGAACACTCAGCGTCGTGGTGCCGGAGGCTAGTGCGCGGTTTCCAAAGGAGGGGGTTCCGGCGTTCTGTACCGCAACAACGTTTACGACGACTTGGCCTGAACCATCGATCGAGAATGGCATGACAAAGTTGTCGGCCGGTGTGCCGGTTGCCGTTCTCTTGTAGACGACAACCCAGTCAACGGAACTTCCGCCTATCTGGCTAAGTCCAACTGTCCAACCGGTAGGTGTGGTCGGAGTAAAGAATCCTGCGCCACCGGGACTGTCATCCAAAACGTTGACAAACGCAAGAAGAAGATCGCCAGATGACGCTGCACTAGGCGTCAGACTGGAAGCATTGACGGTGACAGTGCCTGAAAAGGTATCGGTATTGATGCTATTGGCTGAGCCGCGAATTGATGCAAAGCCTGCAGGAGCGGTAGAAACCGGAGACGCAACGCGAATTCCACGCGATTTTAGAGGCGGTACGTGTCGCTTCGTACGAACCTGCGGAACCGGTTTGGTGGAAACCGGGGTGGGCTTAACACTGCGGAGTCCTCGTGACCTTAAAGGAAGGGCAGGGCGCTTCGTTTTAACCTGAGGGACGAAGGGGTACGTCGGCAGGTTGACCTTGTAAGGAATTGCTATCTGGATGCCGAAGAATACGCCGGAACTAAGGGTTACACTGACCGTCTTACTGGCGGGCGTCACCTGTGCCTGAGAGTAGACAATTGTGTTGACGGTTGTTACTGAGTTAGTAGCGGTACCGGTAACGACAGTCGACATCCCTGAGGGAGGAGTCGTGTACGGGTTTGCAGAGGTTAGGTCAGTGAGGGACGCAATGAGCAATAGGTCTGCAGTGTTTCCAACCGCAGCCAGAGAAATGCTTGTACCGGCACCGGTCAGTCCGGCCCCGATCGTTCTTTGACCGGCATTCTGAATTGCGAGAACGTGGACGACAACTCTGTAGTCTCCACCTGTCGTATCGCCAAACCAGTTGAGAACGAAGTCGTCTGACGTGGTGCCCGTGGCACGCTTTGTATAAACGACGAGTGAGGCATTCGCCACGTCTGTAATGTTGGCGTCGAATGACCATCCTGCGCTCGTGTTTAGCGACGGAGAGTAAGCCGTCGCCGTGTTGTCGTCGACAAAGTTGACAAACGCAATCAGCAAATCGCCGGTCTGTGCCTGGCCTCCCGTAAGGGAGGCAGACGTAATGGTGACGGTTCCAGTGTTAGGTGCCGTCAGGTTTTGTGATGCCGTGCCAAAAGATCTGACCGTCGGAGACGGCGGAGTAATCGGAGGCTTAAAACTTCGAAGCGACCGTGGCCGCATCGGCAACAGTGTCCTCTTCAGTTTTACCTGAGGAACATTGACTGTCTGCTTGCCGATAAGTCGTGGAGACGATACGCGCATGTTGGCGCGTCGCAACAGCGGCGGACGTTTTGATCTGCTGAAAGCCGGTACCGGAGACGGACTGTTCGGCCCTAGACGAGCAACTCGAATTTTTGACTGAACACTTCTAAATGCCCGAGGAATGCGAACAGTTGGTCTCGCAGGTTGGGGTACAAAAGTTGCCGGTGTCGCCGTAGCGTTCAGCAAAACTATGACGCCCTGGGTAGTTCCGGCCGCAGTTCCGGTAGTCCTTGTGCCCGGAGTACCGAGAGTTTCCCACGTAACAAGCGCACGGTGAGACACGCTATTAGCGTCAATAGGGGCTGTCGTACTGGAAAAGATTGTCGTACCGGGGGCGGTGGTTGTGGTTGCCGCGGTGACCTGCTGTATGCCCGTTACGTAGACGTCCCCGGTAGAGCCTCCGCCTGTTGGAATGGTCAGCGTACCGGAAGTGGTTCGATTGGCGAAGGCTCCGATACCGCCGTAGGTGGCACCGGACATTGCAACCACAAGCATGACGCCTGCGGTCCCTCCGTCACCCGTCCATGGGAATGAAGTGATGTCGTCCGACCCGGTGGCTACTCGCGTCCATACTGCTGTTGAATAGAAATTGGAAGTCTGATCTGAGGCCCGCAGGGTCCACCCGGATAGTGTTCCAACAGCCGCGCCTTGCACGGAAATCCAGTTGTCATTGTTGCCGTGCGTAAAGAGGATGAGGATGTCGCCGGGTTGCGGGGCGACATCATAGGAAGCATTGTTGATAGTTGCCGGAGACGCTTGGGAAGAAACAATAAGTCCGGTCTTGCCACGTACTGCTACAGCCATGACTCACCAACTGGGGCGGTCATACGTTGGGCGCAAAAACAACCAGCGGAGCCGCGAATGTGTGCAGCCATTCCAACCTCCGCTTAAGTAGGGAAAACAACAGTAAGTAAAAACCCGCCCCCGCCGCACCAAACAAGCGCAGGGGGGCGGGCTATACGATCCCTATAGATCAGACTTCGTATTCGATCGACAGAACAATGAAGTGACCGGTTGGAAGGGTGTTACCGATGTTCACGAATGCGATGCCGTTGGCGGTACCGATAGGACAGACCAACTCTTCCAAGAATTCGAGCGGGAAGTCGACGGTGGACTGTGAGTTGAAGGTGACCGTGTGCAGCGGGTTGGCGGCAAGCGTCGGACCCGTGGTACCGATGGTGGTAGCCGTAGTGACGATGGTTCCGACAGTCGGATCCGTCTGCAGGGTATGCGTTTCCAGCGGCTGACCGAGTACTGCCGCTGCAAGACCGGTACCCGCAGGGGCCACAGTCTGACGGTACATGGCAACGCTGATCTGCTGTGAGGTTGGAACAGTGGCGGAGGTGGTACGGACACCGACGCTGATACGACGGAGGCGGTAGCCAGCCGTTGCCGATGCGCCCACGTAGCCGATGTAGCCGTTGACCGTGGTCGTGGCGTTTACACCAGCAAGTTGGGTGGTCTGCGAGACAACCGTAGTTGCGTAACGAGCCATGATGTTGATTCCTTGTCTGTGAGAAGATCTTCTGGTGTAATACTAAGCGCCGAGGAAGGTTACGTTCCATGTAACCGCGAGGGTATCTGAGGCACCCTTGTTGATTGTTGAGCCGAAAACTACGCGCTGCAGGGTACCAGCGGCCACGGCTGCCGTACCGATCGTCGTGTTAACCACGACAGCCTCGTTGATGGTGGTCGAAGTACCGACACCGGCCGCGTAGGTCACCTTGTACTGGACGTTAACGCCGAGACCGGCACCGAGGTTAGCGGTGGTTGGGTATCCGGCATCGAAAGCCTGTCCGATGATGTAAGTGCCGATGGCTGCACCGGCACCATTCTTTGCTGCAGCAGTGGTGGCCGAGCCGATCTGGATGCCCGTCGCTGCGGTCGGTGCTCCCACCGCAGAACGAGTTACGTAGGCAGCGGCCTGTGCATGGAAGAGATCGCCGACATCGGTGACCTTGTTCCAGAAGGGAACAACATTCTTATGGTTGCCATTGGCGTCGAGCAGAACGGCCGTACCGTATCCGACGACACCGACGTTGGAGACTATGTCTCGCGCACGTTCGAGCGCGAATTCCACGGCATCCCGTGTCTCGTTCATTTCGAACATTGTTACACCATTCTCGCGATGCGAATGTTTACGATCAGGTCGGATCCCGGAGTAGTAGTTCCGACCTGATTGACGTCAACCGTGAGGTAGTCGCCGTCCTTTAATAGTGGCACCGCAGAGATATCCCCACGGCCTGAAGTGAAGGCACCTGCAGGAATTACGAGACGATGATCGGAGCCTGTGTAGTTCAAGATAGAAGCGCCATTGACTTTGAGGTCAACGATCACGGACGCTCCGGCCGGTGCGCCACCAACCGAGGCACGGATGGAGGCGATCATGTATTGGCCTTCGGCGTAGATACGTGCCGCTCCTACCTCGACGGTCAGAGTTCCCGGCATCGTGAAGGTGATGTTCTCTACCTCACCCTTGTAAGGTGCGGGAACCCCGGTGATCAGTACCGCCGTAGGAGACTGAGTCGTGATGTTGACTACTTCGCCACTCACAGCAGGCCTTTCGTTCCCGGAGGTGGCGTTGTGGTGTAGCCGGTGTCAGCGGATCCATACAGGAGAGGTGGATACGCAGTTCCGTATGTGGAGCCAGCCGTTCCGCTATCCGTAGTGATCTGTCGCTGCGCGAACACTTGGCCACGAACGTAGGTCGTGACATCTGTCGGGTCGTTCTTGTTGACCAACTGCAGATCCCAGAAGGCCTTGATCGGAAGCAGTGCCGTTTGTGCTGGAGTAAGAGACAGCGTGATCTGTCCGAGGCTTGCGTTGGTAACGGTGACCGTGAACGAGGCAAGGGCAACCTGCGAATTCGGCACCGCACGAATCTGCGCAGAGGCCGTGTAGTTGGTCGTATCGAAGGAGAAGTCGAACAACGTATTGAATGTGTCGCCTTGGTAAAGCGTGATGTCGTAGACACCGACAGCCTCTGGAATGGGCGCACTGCCATACGTAGGAATGGGAAGAAATACGCGCTCTGGCATAGACGGATCGTCGATCTCTTGAGGCCGGTAGACGGGAACGTAACGATTCGTACGATGAGAGATCCTGCGCAGCGTAAAGACCTCGATGCGATCGAGGCCGATGTTCAGTGCCGTACACAACTGCTGATACTGCGCCCGACGCTCATTGATGAGTTCGATCAGTTGTCGGTAGCGCTGCGAACGGGGAATGGTGACGCCGTCGGGGGCCAAGATGTCAATATCGAACGATGCGTCCGTGGCCAGTACCCACAAGGCATTAATCGTTGCCAAAAGAGTCAGTGGGTACTCTTCGATGGCCGGTAAGTTGCCGATAGTAATTCCGCGACCGAAGGCGTCGGTACGGTTTCCTGTGTGCTGCAGAAGTGACTCGCTGACGATCGTCGAGATCTCTGTGCCAGTGAAATACCTGTAGTGCGTTCCCGTAACGGTAACGGTGACGCCGACTCCTGGGTCAGTATCAAAGATCAGGACACCATTGGACTCTTCGACGGTAACGGCGTTTGTGTAACTAAAGCCGCCCGCAGTGACGATGATTGACGCACCATCCATCGGCGCGTAAGGGCGCTCATAGCGCTTGGATCCGTCGGCGACAAACGTGTCAACGAAGGAATGCGCGGTGTCACCTAGTTCTGTACGAACACGCGCAACGACAGCGTCCAAAGTTGTCAAGGATCCTCCTGATGTCTGTCTCTATGGTCGCGGACTATTGGCGCACAGTCAGGGCAAAGAAAGCCCCGCGTCGACTGGGGAGGGCGGGCAGCACGACGCGGGGCAGACTGAGGGAACTACCGTGAGTAGATGTAGCCCTTTTCATCGAGGTGATCGGCCAAGGCCTTGGTGACCTTGTACTTCTGACCTACCTTGAAGGTGTACAAGTTTCCGGCGCCAAACGTCATGTCGTCGATGTCTTCAACAACACGGATGATGGCGAACTCTTCGGTCAGTTCTGGAACAACAGAGGTGACCTCGTCGAGGACGATCGTCGATGGCGTGGTGCCCTCACTGAGGTCGACGATCTCTGTTTCCATCTTCTGACGTTCGATCTGCTGAGCCATGGCGATTTCGCCCTGACGCTGGGCCAGTTCGTCTGCAGCCTGCTCGGCTAGTACCTGACGCTGGCGGCCAGTGTAATCTGCTGGCTTTGCTTTTGAAGTTGCCACGATGATTCTTCTCCTAATAAGTGTGGTGGTGCTTACCTCTAGCCTTCACGGCTGCGGCAGGTGTGTCAGTGTCAACTCGTAAAACAACAAGTGGGCCGGATGTGTATCCGACCCACTTGCGTGTATGACGAGTTACTGAAGCCAACTAGTTGATCTCAGTTACTTTCGATTAGACAAACCGATTGATCGGTAATCAAACCAAGGCCCCAGATCGCATACCACGCCAAAGCGTGCTCGCGGCCGAAGTCCAGGATTCCACCGTCACGCAGTTCAACCGGAAGGCTGATTGCGTGGCCGAAAGCGTTGTCACCGATGACGATTGCCGAGTAGCGGTCGTAGGCGCCGTTACCGGTCGTTACGCCACCAGTCGTGGTGTCGGCGGTCCAACCGGAACCGGTACCACCGGTAACCTTCTTGACCTGAGTGGTCTCGATGAAGACGGTGTCGTAGATACGACCGATCTCGCCGAGGAGGAAGTTACCCGGAGCGGCGTACTTGGTGACCTCGATGAACTCAGGAAGGTCGCGAAGACGACGGCTCTGGTGTGGGTGAACGAAGGCCACGTAGGTCTCGCCCAGACGCGGGGTGTTCTTGGTTGCCAAGGTCTCGACTGCATCCTTGACTGAGTGGGTGCCGAGGAAGTGCTTGCCCGAGTTCATGTTGGTACGTGAGGTACCGACAGCACCTGGGTTGTAGAAGTCGTTAGCACCGGTAACCGACGAACGGTCGTAGCCGTAGACGACAGAGGTTGCGCCCATGAGGGTGTCGCGAGCCTGACCATCAAGGTAGAGGGCCATGTTGCGACCGAGAAGACGTGAGGCCGAGGCCATAACGTCATCGAAGGATGCGTTGAGGAGCAGTTCGGAGACGGCAACAGCGAAGCCCTGCTCGGCAACGGTGATGCTGTACTGCGAAGCGGTGAGGGCCGAGGTCGTCATGCGAACGCCTTCCACCAACTGTGCTGCGTTGGGGAGGTTGTTGTAACGCATGAAGTTGATCTGAAGACCTGGGGCAACCCCTAGTTCGGTCTTCTTTACCGCGAAAGTCTCGAAGCGGAGGATTGGCATGGCCTGGAAAAGGATTTCCTTGGACCATACAGTCTGGATGGCCTGGGTCAACTGCGAGTTGGCGCCAGAGTATGCGGTGGGGGATGCGCTAAGCGATCCTGTACCAGTAACGGCGGAAGCCATGTTGGCTAGTTCCTTTCAGAACAGACGTGGATGATGAGTGGTTCGGGATTAGCCGAATAGCCCCTTGCCGCCCGCGCTTGCAGCGGAGCCTAAAAGGCGAGAGCGGTACTGCGCGTACTCGTTGGCCGACATTGCCGAAATTTGTTCCGGCGTGAACTGAATGTTGCCCGGCTGAGTGTCCAGTGGACCTGCAGGGGGAAGCGTTGCGCGTGTACCCTGCAAATCCGATCGTGCCGACTGCGTTGCCGCAGCCACTGAGCCAAGGATTGCAGCGGAACGCTGGATAAGTCCGTCGATACTCGCATCAATCTCGGCAATTGAGTTACCAGCAACTAAATCAACTAGTTCTGGAATGATCTGTTCCTGCGCCTCACCAAGGCGCTGGGAGCGGTAGTTCAGCAATTCTTGGTACTCACGCTCTCGAATGAGAAGCGCCTCTGCCTGCTTGCGTGCATTGGACTCTTCTTCAAGACGAGCGATGATTTCCTGCGTGCGCTGTTCAACCAATTCCTTGGCGGACATTTCTGCCTCAGCCTCACGGCGAGCAGACTCTGCCTCGGCGGCAAGACGAGCGGCCTCTGCCTCGGCACGCGCATTCTCAAGTTCCTCTAGGCGAGCGGCCTTAGACTTAAGTTCCTCAATCTGCGGATACAACTTGTCCTTCTCCTGCTGACGTGCGCGAGCGATGTCTTCATCGCTGTACTTACCGGTGGGAGCGGGAACCGCAATGAACGTCGGATTAGACGTATTCGAGGGAGCAACGATGTTCTGTGCCACGGCGTCGTTGGCGCCGGTAGTGAACGGAGTTTCTACCGTCTCACTCATGAGTACCTACCTTAAATAGTTGTCCTGATGCGGCAAGCCGCGTGTCGTGAATAGAGGCATTGATTGCTCTAAGCCCAGGTAACTATTTGTTTGTGGTGCCTGTCTGGCTAAAGATCGTCCGTCATATCAAGAAACTCGTCGATGATCGGGACGTCAACGTAGACCCGTGCCAGAGATAGGGCTAGGCGCAGTTGCTGCAGTTCATCAATGTTGAGCGCGATCGTGCACTCGTATTCGAGCCAGCCGTATGAGTCTTCAACTACCAAGTCCATCCGAGTGCCTCCCGAGCGGCTGAGGCGTCGGGATGCCACACGACAGGAACAAGTCGGTTGCTGTGCATTCCGACAACGGCACGATGATGACCATCCATTACTGAATTGCCTTCGGCTTCGGCATGGATGGGCTCATGTACTCCGCCGACTTTGGCGATGTGCTTTTCCATGTTGCCCAAGTACTTGTGGGCGTCAAAGTA